CCTTTGCTACAATAGCATTCCTGCTACTGCTTCCTCTTGCCTTCTTACCTCCGCTTGGTTGCCCCTTCCCCTTCGTATCGCCTCGCTCGTCTGGGTCGCCATAGGAACCCTGCGTTTCATATTCTGCTTTCATAGGTTGGTAGTCTAAGTCCGCTTGGTCTCCACCTGAGGGTTGCCCGAAACCACTAAGACTGGAACCCCTCATCTGCGGTTTAAGAAGAAGTTGGTGTCCCTTTCTCATACGACCACCACTAACGGCGTTCTGCTGAAGTTCGCTGGAAGACATAGGAATATCCATCATACCCCCGCTTGGTTGCCCGAACCCGCTTAGAAAGTTTCCAAAGTTAAAACCGTTTTCGTCAAAAGCGTCCCCACCCTTCATATGGCGTCTTCCGCCTACCATTTGACCCCCGCTTGGTTGTCCTGACGCCATCATAGGTGCCTGAGACATCGCTTGATTAAGCATAACCGCTTTCTGTAAGTCCGCCATATCATAACCAGCACCACCGCTCATACCACTACCAGTAATCGGGGTATTGCTGTAATACATAGACGGAGGCGGTGAATTAAAGGGCATTCCGTCCTCAATCGCCCCCCCTTTTAGGCGGTGTCTAAGGTTTCCTAACCCCGACCCTCCGCTGGGTTGCCCGAACCCAAACTTAGATATAAGAGGCATAATATGTCCTGCTGTCTGTGCGACATTACTGACTGTTCCAAGGAGGTCGCTGAAAAAATCCCCGCCAACCATACGCTCCAGCATAGGCATTTCACCGCCACTCAACCCCCTACCAGTCATCGCCCGTTCCATCGCCATTTTTACCTCACTCGCTAATTGTGCGTCAGCAAGTGCCTTCCTCATAAGCATATTCTTCTCCTCTTTAGGCACCTCGCTCGGTCTCCTTCCACCTAAAAAGGACTTCATAATCTCGTCCTCGTCGGGGGACTGACCGCCCGAAGGTTGTCCTAAACCGAACAATCCTGCGATTTGAGATATGCCTGGAATACCCAAATCACTAATGACGCCACCACCCGAAGGGGAACCGCTATTACCACCGCTGGGTTGTCCTAAACCGAACAATCCTGCGATTTGAGATATGCCTGGAATACCCAAATCACTAATGACGCCACCGCCCGAAGGTTGTCCCATACCATACGCCATTTTGTTATACATACCTCCAACAGGGCGTTCCTCGCCCATACCTTCATAGAAGTCATAGGGGCGACCCTGAGCGTTCCCTCCGCTTGGTTGTCCGTTGCCGAGAACGCTACAACCCTGACGAGCAAGACTTAGACCCTGATTAGCAAGGTGCTTTCCCTGATTAAAAAGGCGACCGAAATCAATACCACCCGACATACCATTACCCATAACGGCGTTGGTGTTTAGGTTGTGCCTACCGCTGTGCCCCATATTAGTAAAAGTCGGTTGAAGAAGTTGAGCGTCGTCAGTATCCATAATTTGGTCGCCACCGCTTAACCCCTTGCCTCTTTTGGCGTCCCTCATAGCAATCGCCTTTAAAAGTTTCTCCATCTGTCCTTTAGTAAGTTTGCGTTTTGTTTTAGCACCACCGCTCGGTTGCCCCAACCCAAAAAGGGGGAGTAGGTGTGTTGCGGTTTGTGCGACATTACCGACTGTCCCAATAAGGTCATTAAAGAAGTCGCCACCACTAACCAACCCCTCGCCCTTACCTTTCATTTTTCTCTTACCACCGCTCGGTTGCCCCCTACCAGCAACCTTACTAATTTGACCGCTTGGATGAAGTATATCACTCATCTCCGCACCCCTTCGCTGACCCCCAACAATTTTGTTCTCAGGGATTTCATCGGCAATATCGGCAGGAAGAGACCCTCCATTTAGGGGACCACTTTCCTCTATATCCTGTCTGTCTTGGTCTAAATCAGCATAGTCATAAAGACGCTGTGCCCGACCTAATTGGCGATTGTATGGCGTATCGTATGAAGTCATTTGTTATACTATACCAATAGATATTTATTTATTATAATTTACCGCTTATATCGCTAAATTAAAATAATAGTAGATTACGCTTAATTTCCCGCTTATTTAAGATATGCCGAAAGTTTTCCGCCTGAAGGAGCACCGCTATTACCGCCCGAAGGGGCACCGCTATTACCACCGCTGGGTTGTCCGTTGCCGAGCATCTTACAACCCTGTCGGGCATAACCGAGACCTTTATCGGCGATATTTTTGACTGACTTAAACATATCCTCCCAACCGCCACCAACAAGACGGGCGACCTCACTTCCCGAATAGGAAGGTTGAGCGGAGGCAGACAGAACATCACTTCTGCTAAGGATTGCGGTGTAAGTCTGCGAAGTTCCACGCTCTAATACGAAGACGCCTGAGTTCATAGTAATAAGGCAAATCTCAAGGTTGTTGGTAAGATTGTCCTGAGTGTAATTTGCTAAGTTCAACTTAAACTGGAGTTGGAACTGACCGATACTACCAGGTGCGAACACATCGTCTAACTCAATATGCTTACCCATCTCCAAGCAGAGAACGGAACCGCAAGTCGGTATTTGAACCGCCCCACCTGCTCCTGCCTGACCGACAGTAGCAACACCGCTAAACTCGCTCCAAGTCTGGTTAGACCCTGCCTCAACAGACATACGCCACAAGTCCCACTGTGTGGCGGAAGTAAGGAGACCTGCCTTGTTATTGAAGTTGATATTAATACCAGTAATCGGGACAAAACTATCGCTTTCGTAGGGGTTGGCGATATTGGCGTATGACCTACGGACGACGATAATCAGTTTATCAGGGATAGAGTTGAGGGAAATAGACTGACTATTGACCTGAGACTGCGTTTGAGGGACAAGGCAAGAATTGACGACCTGAGCGGGGGTAAGGGCGGGGCAATTAATGGGAGAAATATACCGAGGATACTCAGCATACGGCACCACATTACGAGCGGGAACAAGGTCGCTCGGTTGGCGGGTATAATACTGGATAAACAACTGAGGGGACTGAATACCAGGGACGCCGTTGGCGACAGAGAGGGTGGTAATCATAACACCATTACCGTTTTTACGGGCAGAGCGGACAATACGAGAAGCATCACCCACATTCAGCACAAGGTTAAAAACCTGAATACCATAGAAACCCTGGTTATTAGACTTAGGGTCGCACCAAATAAGGGGTGAAATCATCAGGGGTTCAATTGTGGTAAATGAGACGAGGACATTCTTAACCTCAGCACCACCAGCGGTGAGGGTGTTGCCCTGAACGGAGTTAAGAGCAAAAGTGCCTCGGGGTTGAAAGTCCTGGTCTAATGCTACATCATTCCAAGCACCAAGGGGGTTGTTATTGGAGACAAGGGCGTCGCTGTATTCGTAATAACTATCATACTGCGTAGGGGTGGCGTTGTTATAACGAGCAAGTTCCCTGCGGTCGTTGAACCTTAGCAATTGAAACATTACATCGCGTTGATTTTGTGATACGGTATTGTTATTCACCGTCATTTGGATAGTATTCAGGATAGACTGAAGGGGGAAGGGGGCAAGTGCCTCGCTATATCCGTAATTAAAGGGCAGAATACCCGCCACAGTTCCAGCAGGGTAAGTGATTTGAAGATTAAGATTGAGCGTAGCGGAAAGCATAATGCGTCTCGCTATAACTGTGCTCTCACTTGGGGTTTGGATATTGAAAGTGATTGACGAATTGCTACTGGAAATAGCGTTATAAACGGAGGGCGTAATGTTCTGTGCTCCCTTACAGACGGCATACTTGACGCTGTCCGTAGTATCCAGCACATCGCTAATCACCTTAACCTTGCTAAAATCGGCGGAAGACATATTGGAGATGGTTATAATATTAGGTTATAAAATAATTTTATAACTTAATCTCAAAATATAACTCTAATTCATTTTCAATCCGTTAATACTTTTCCCCTAAATTAGGACGAACTGATGTTGTTGAACGCCTTCTGTCTAAACAATATCTTCATAGACGCCCCGCACCCATTTTGGAGAAAGAAATCGTGGTAGATGCCGTAGATGTCTTTCCATTTTACGCTAATTTGAATACTGGAAACTGGTCCGTTTCCTTGTAAGTCAATTAGGCGATACTCCGCTTGGGGTAGGTAGAGGACATTCGGGAAGTATTCATCACCCCTATTAAGGGGTTCAACAATATCCGTAATCTCGTTGCTAAGATTGTTGTTCTGTCCTCCTGTAATTGCTTGGGTGCCTAAAGAGGTGGCGGATGAGAAAATCTTAGGCAACCCTATCATTTGGGGAACAATAGGCATCAAAGAGGTTTCAAAGATTAGGGAGGAGATGGGACACATAGTAGAACCAGTTCCGTAAAGTTGCTTGGTGAATAGGGCGTTCCAGTTTTGGAAGGGTGATGGTGGAGGGGTTAATGGGATAGGTTCCCAGTTCGTCCCGTTCTTGTTGTAAATCCTAAGCATATAGTTTGTCTTGCCTGGATTAACAAAGTTGTTAAAGACATACTCAAAACTGCTAAATAGAGTATGGAGGGGGGTGTTAAAAAAGATGTTAAAGATTGCGGGGGAAAACTCTCCTGCTGGGGCAGGGGCGGGGGGGACAAGGGGAACAAAGGGGTTCCAGTCGCCACCTTGGTTAAATAGGGAATACGGGGCGACAAATGTTGCTGAATTGATTGTATCATCCCACTTCAAAAAAGGGGGGTTCGCAACCTGAAAGTCGGGGGTGAGTGGAGCGAGGGCGAGTTCTACTGCTGGGATTAGGGCACCTATATC